TGGCAACAGCGTCCACGGATTGCCCGTTTCGCGGAATGCTGTGATGTCGGCCTTCATCCGCGTCATAATTTCAAACGCGGCTTTTTCAGATTGCCCGACATCGTATTCGGTTAACTCAGGATCCGGTTGCGGCGCGGTCAGGCCGACGCGCTTGGCGTAAATCTCCGCGACGGTATCGACCTTGAATCCGTGCGTGCGGGCCAAAAGCGAATAGCCACCATATTGCGGCTGATTTGCCCGCTGCACCGTGCCTGTTTTATAATCGACGACACGGCCCGTTTCGCGCAAATCAATATGTCCGCGCAACTTGAACCCGTCGCCCGCGTCCGCCTCAAGCCTTTCTTCGATTGCGACCGGCTCCAATTTGTCGCCGAAAAAATCCCAGATGATCCGCGCTTGTCGTGTTGCCTGTACGATGGCCGCGTCCACGTTGCGCGTCGTGTCATCCCAGATTGCGCCGTCGGCAATGTCCGCCTTGATCGATTCCTCGGCACGTTCGCGGAATATCTCGACCGGCACGGGCTCGCCGTCCATCTTGTTTTGAAAGGCCGTCTGCAAGCCCGCGTGCGTCGCCGTGCCGATTGCCGCGCCAATACTTGGCGGGGCGACGGGCTGCAATTCAAACCCAGCCGCCTCGACCTCGCTGGCCCGCGATTTTACAAACTGGCGTCGGCTGCAATCGGCATATGACGCGAGATCGGAAACACGAATGATGTTATTCAGCGCAGCCATTCACGCGGTTTCCGTTAAAATTACCGCGCAGGACTCGGCACGAAGCGCGGCCTTCGTGCAGACGCCGAGACGCATAACATTTGGATTGTGGATTTCCGTCCCCGTAACATCTTCGCCGGTCGCCATATTGCGCGCCGTCAGGAATTGGAAGCTGTGGCAATCTTTGCCGGCGCACTCAATAGGGCTTGAAAATTCTGCGCACCGCATACCGCGCGCCTCGGCGTCCGATAATAGCCTCATTTGAACCCGCCTTTATCCGTTATTTTTACCGCCCCAAGAATAAACACAGCCGCAGAATTAACGCAACAGATAAAATTTATTTTATATGAATTTCAGCACGGCAGCCGCCGCGCCCAATATTTTCAGAGACTTTTGCGAGATATTTTCCTCTGACGGAAAATCTGGGTTATCCGTAAGCGCATCAATTCTATTGGACCCGATACGCACTTTTACGCGACGCAAAATAGGCGAGGTATCTCCGTCCGACATGAAATAAAGGCCGCCTGTTTTCAGCGGAGCGTCTTCTACCATCAAAACGGCGTCCCCCTTTTTCGCAGTCGGAGACATTGCGTCATCGTCCAGGACAACCCACTTAGATGCCCGCGCCGGAATCGCCATTCCCATTCCATCGTCGATTGTCACGCTACCTTTTGCGTGCTTCCCGCGCCGCTCAAGGTCGGCTATTCTGTATAGCGGCACAGACGAGGCCGGGAGCTTCGCGCCACCGTCTTTTGAAAACATAATAGCCGCAAGCTCGTCGGAACTGACGCCGATTGATCGAGCCAGCCCGGTCGAGTACTCAAGCTTGAGAGACTTGATGCGACCCTTAAAATAATTTCTCAGCACGTCAAGCTTCATGCCCGACCGGCGCTCAATATCTGCGATGCTATCAAATTGCCCCGACGCAATCCGCGCGTTCACAATCGATTCCAAATGCTCTTTAGACATTTCGTTTTTCCGTTTTATAGCCGCCAAGTTCCGGCGCTTATAGTCCAATTTAACGCGCCGCGTCAATAATAACGCATTGAAATGTTAATTTTACCAGTCGCCATTACGTAGCGCCGCGCTGTGGAAACCGGCTATGACTCGATTTTCTGGAAATCAATGCTTGACGCGTCCGGTATTTTTAACGGATAGTCCGAACTGTCGAGCGGTAGTGTTTCGGCGGGGTGTCCCGCCAGACCTGCGCCGGAACGGTATCGCGCCGCTCGACACACAAATTTTCTGGCGGAAATCAATGCAATTACGCGACTATCAATTAAATTTCGTGCGCGATATTCGGACCGCGTTTGCGCAGGGCTCGGTCGCGCCGCTCGCCGTTGCCCCGACCGGCGCGGGCAAAACAGCCTGCATGTCGTACATCGCCAATGGCGCGGCGGCCAAGGGCAACACCTGTGGGATCATCGTTCACCGGCAGGAATTGGTCGTGCAAACCTCGGTCGCGCTGGCCCGTGTCGGGCTGTGGCACGGCATAGAGGCGCCGGAACCAGTGCGACGCGCCGCGATCCGCGCTCAAATCGAGGAAGGCGGGCGGTCGTTTTACAATTCCGACGCGCCGTCGAAAGTCTGTTCAATTCAGACCATAGGTCGTCGGCTCGACACGATTGACCCGTTCAACCTCTTGTTTCTCGACGAAGGCCACCACGCCGCTGCGGGCACATGGGGGCGCTTGGTCGAGGCGATGCCCAAGGCGAAAATCTTGGGGCTCACCGCGACGCCGGAACGGCTCGACGGCAAGGGGCTGGGTCGCGATTTCGGCGGCATTTACACAAGCCTCGTGATGGGGCCGACAATTGGCTCGCTTATTGAGGCGGGTTATTTGGCGACGCCGCGCGTGTTTTCGCCGCCATCGTCAATTGACACGTCGGCGCTGCATATCAAAGGCGGCGATTTCAACGCGCAAGAATCCGCTGAAATGATGGACCGCCGCCAAATCACGGGCGACGCCATCGACCACTATCGCCGGATATGCAACGGCGTCCCCGCCATCGCGTTTTGCGCGTCCGTGGCGCACGCCAAGCACGTCGCTGAGGAATTCATCGCGGCGGGATACAAAGCCGCCTGCATCGACGGCAATACGCCGGACGCGGAACGTCGCGGGGCTATCCGCGCGCTTGGTGAGGGCCGCCTGCATGTGCTGACGTCGTGCGACATCATTTCCGAAGGCACCGACATTCCGATTGTCGGCGCGATGATTGCGCTGCGTCCGACGCAATCGCTAGGCTTGTGGCGTCAGCAGATGGGCCGCGTTTTGCGCGCCTATCCCGGTAAGCAATTTGCTTACATTTTAGATCACGTCGGCAACGCTTTACGATTAGGGCTGCCAGAAGACGAGCCCGAATGGTCGCTCGAAGGCCGCAAGAAAAAATCACGCGACGCGAGCGAACGCGAAATATCGGTTTCGGTGACAGTCTGCGCGGAATGCTTTGCCTCGTTTTCGTCCGAGATTGACGTTTGCCCGCATTGCGGCACGCCGGTCGAGCGCAAAACCAGACAGATTGACCAAGTGGACGGCGATCTCGTCGAGATTGACCAAGCGGCATTGGTCCGGCGCCAGAAAATAGAGCAGGGCATGGCGGAAAAGTTTTCCGATCTCGTCGCGCTGGGTAAGCGTCGCGGCATGAATCACCCCGAAGGATGGGCGCGAAATATCTTGGCCGCACGAAAACGAAAAGAAGAAAAATCGCCAATGCTGGCGCTACCGGAGGCGAGTTGATATGGCGGAAATTGTCAAAATCGGCGGCGCGACTCTCTATTGCGGTGACTGCCTTGAAATCCTGCCGACACTCCAAAAGTCAAATCTTCTTGTGACTGATCCGCCATACCTGCTTACGAGCGGCGGCAACGGAAAACACAACGTCGGAAAAGATTTCAAGGCGATGGGCAATTCAATGGCGGTCAACGTGATTCGCTGGATCGGTCGCAGGATTGAAATGGTGGACAAGGTATGACCTCCGCCGCAACAGCCCTTGTAAACCGAACGCTAATCGAACTCGGAAAAGACCCCGACACGCGAGCATGGCGCAACAATACCGGCGCGGCGTGGATGGGTCGGTCCACACGAAACCGAGACGGCAGCATCACGATTCACGATCCGCGCTACGTCACGTTCGGCTTGCCAGGTTCCGGCGACATCATCGGTCTGCGCCGCGTGCTGATAACGCCGGAAATGGTCGGCAAGCATATCGGGCAATTTATCTCGGTCGAAAACAAATCAGGCGCTGGCAAACAAGCAGCGCAGCAAAAGAAATTTGGAAAAATGGTTTTGGAATTAGGCGGTCGATATGTCGTGGCGCGGACGCCGGAAGATGCCAAGCAGGGGGTTTTGTTTTGACGGCGAATAAAGAAAATTCTGCGCGCATCGACACTGCCCAAATTCGTCAAAACTATCCCGTCAGCGAGATCGTCGGGCGCTATGTCAAACTGAACAAGGCGGGGTCCGAACTCGTCGGCCTTTGCCCGTTTCATGGCGAAAAGACGCCATCATTCACGGTTGTCGATTCCAAACAGTTTTTCCACTGTCACGGCTGCGGCGCGACCGGCGACGTCATCAAATTCGTGATGAATATGACCGGCGTCGATTTTCGGCAGGCCGTCGAGGCGATTACCGGCGAGACTCTACCCGCCGCGACCTATGTTGCGCCGCCTGCGGATATTCCCGCGACGGCGGCAAACGATTACGACATCATCACGCCTGTCCCTGACGACGCGCCGGCGCTCGTTACCGACGGCATCGCCACCTATTTTCAGCACAAAACCGGCGAACAGGTTTCGCGCGCCGTCAAACGCGCAGACGAATACCGCGACGCCGCCGGGAAACTTTTGGGCGTGGTCATCCGCCGCGAATGGCAGGACCGCGACACGGGCCGCACCAAGAAAATCACGCCGACGATTACGTTTTGCACCGGCCCGAACGGATTCCGCGGCTGGGTTGACCGTGCGTTTGCCGAACCGCGACCGCTACAGGGACTTGACGCTCTTTCCGCGACCGCCGCAGACGTGGCCGTCATCATCGTCGAGGGGGAGAAGGCGGCCGCTGCCGCGCGCACGCTATTTCCCGACAAGGTTGTCATCACATGGCCGAACGGCGGCAAGGCCGTCAGCCGCGCCGAGTGGTCAGAATTGCGCGGCCGAAAACGCATCATCATTTGGCCGGACGCGGATTCGCATGAATACAAAACGGGGGATCAAGCCGGGCAAATAAAGCCGTGGGCTGAACAGGAAGGCGCGCGGACCGCCGCCGAGATCGCCACCATTTTGCACGGGCTAAACTCGGAATCCATCACGCTCGGCGCGCCGGAGGGCTGGCCCGCGTCCAAATGTGACGGATGGGACGCCGCCGATGTGCTCGCCGAGGGTGCGACGCCGGAATCCGCCGCCATATGGATGAAAGATGCTATTCAGCGCGCAATCGACGCCAAAAATGCGGAGAAAATTCCTGTAAACTCCGCACCGCCAGTCGATCCCGACTATGTGCCTGCTGACTATCACCCTGAAAACGAAACCGGATATATCCCAGACCCAAAAGACGACACGCCGTTTCGGTATCTCGGATACGATCAAGGCCGGTTTTTTTACCTGCCGAACGGCGGCGGGCAAATCGTCGAACTGACGGCGGCGCAGCACACGGAAAACAATCTCTTTCAGCTTGCCGGTCCAGATTGGTGGGTCACACGTTATCCGTCAGATAAGGGTAAGATCGACTGGCAATTAGTCGTCTCCGCGCTCATCAAGGCGTCATACAAAAAAGGCGTTTTCAATCCTGGCCGTAAGCGTCGCGGGCGTGGCGCGTGGATCGACGTGGGCCGCCACGTTTTCCACTTGGGCGATATTCTCTGGACCGACGGCGAACTCGTGCCGGTCCCCGATTTCACGTCCGGCTTTGTTTATGAGCAAGGCGAGCCGATGGACGTTGATCTGTCCAATCCACTCGACAACAAATCCGCGTATCAGGTTTTAGAAGTCGCGCAGGCTTTCAGGTGGGAAAATCCACTGTCGGCATATTTGCTCGCCGGTTTTTGCGTCATTGCCCCCGTGTGTGGCGCTCTTATCTGGCGTCCGAATATGTGGCTCGTCGGCCCCGCCGGTTCCGGCAAAACGACGGTAATGAAGCGATTTGTGAACGTGCTTCTGGGCAGCACGGCTTTCATGTGCGAGGGGGCGACGACCGAGGCCGCGATCCGCGCTCACATGGACAGCGACGCGCGGCCCGTTATTTTTGACGAGGCCGAGCCGAAAGACACGCAGGCGCTTATGCGTATTCGCGGAATTTTGGACCTTGCACGCGTCTCGTCGGCAGGCGGTCATATTCACAAGGGCGGCGCGGATCACAAAGGCAAGGTTTTCACGGTCCGGTCATGCTTTATTTTTTCGTCCGTAAACGCCGCAATTGAATTTCACGCCGACGACACGCGCACGACTCAATTGTCGCTTGTCGGCGGAAACGCGCACGACCAAGCGGAAAAGGATTTACTCGCCGCAAGGTGGCGCACATTATCCGACATGCTCGGCAGCAAGATCACGCCGGAATTTGCGGCGGGGCTCATCGCGCGGACCGTTCGGAATTTGGTGACTTTGCAAGAAAATTGCGAGACGTTCACCGCCGCCGCCGCAACGCATTTCGGATCCATGCGCGCAGGCGATCAATACGGCCCGATGCTGGCAGGCGCATATCTGTTGCACTCGACGGGCCGCATCGCATATGCCGACGCGCTGAAATGGATTCAGACAAAGGAATTTTCATTTAACGCGCAGGGCGGGGCGGACGAGGGAGACGAGCGGCAACTGGTCAACAAGATTTTGCAGCATCGGGAGCGGTCGTCGGTTCGGCAGGGCTTGGTCGAGGACGTGTCCGTGTCCGAATTAATAGAGAGTGCATTTAGCGGAGACTATCGGGCAAGCGACGCGCTTGTAACGCTCAAGCGCATCGGCCTGAAACCTGACCTCAAAACGCGCGGGCTGTGGATCGCAAATCAGCATGACGGGCTCGCCCGCGTCCTCAAGGGCACGCCTTGGGCGACCGGCTGGGCACGGACGCTCGGCGGCATTCCAGACGCCGTGAAATCATCCGCACCCGTATATTTTACGAAATACGATAAGCAACGCGCCGTGCACATTTCCGAGGCGTGGCTCGCGCCCGAAAACGCCTGATGTTGCAGAATTGCCACGTTGACTCCGGTATTTTTAACGGTATCTTTAACGGAACGTGGCAAAGTTGGCCGGATCATGGAAGGATGCAAAATGAGCGAATTATCGGAAAATGAAGGCGATCGGGGTTCGCCGTATTTGACAAACCCGCCGCTGACGACGCGGGAAAAGCGGGTGCTTGAGGTGCTTGATGGCGCCGGTTTTTCTGGCGCTGACGAGGCCGTCGCGGTTTCAATTTCCATCCTGAAAGGTGCGGGCCAATGACATTCAAATTTCAAATCAAAGCGCGATTCACTGGCGCGGTTATGTTCGAGGCTGAACTTGACGCCTCGTTTGAAAGCCGCCCCGGCAGCGTGAAATTGGGTGAAGCGGTTAAGGCTGCCTATCTGGAAGGTGCCAATCTGCGCGGTGCCAATCTGGAAGGTGCCAATCTGGAAGGTGCCTATCTGCGCGGTGCCAATCTGCGCGGTGCCTATCTGGAAGGTGCCAATCTGCGCGGTGCCAATCTGGAAGGTGCCAATCTGGGCGGTGCCAATCTGGAAGGTGCCAATCTGGAAGGTGCCAATCTGGAAGGTGCCAATCTGGAAGGTGCCAATCTGGGCGGTGCCAATCTGGAAGGTGCCAATCTGGAAGGTGCCAATCTGGAAGGTGCCAATCTGCGCGGTGCCAATCTGGAAGGTGCCTATCTGCGCGGTGCCAATCTGGAAGGTGCCAATCTGGGCGGTGCCAATCTGGAAGGTGCCAATCTGGAAGGTGCCAATCTGCGCGGTGCCAATCTGGAAGGTGCCAATCTGGAAGGTGCCTATCTGGAAGGTGCCAATCTGCGCGGTGCCAATCTGGAAGGTGCCAATCTGGAAGGTGCCTATCTGGAAGGTGCCTATCTGCGCGGTGCCAATCTGCGCGGTGCCTATCTGGAAGGTGCCAATCTGCGCGGTGCCAATCTGGGTAAGGACTTTAATGCCAACTCGCTTATCGCTCGCGTCACTCGCATAACAGATACATACGAGTTTTTCGCTTTCGACACAGACAAGGGCATCGTCATAAAAGCCGGATGTCGCCTCATGTTGCTTTCGGACTATCGCGCACACATCGCTGACAATTATCCCAATACGGAAAAGGCCAGAGAAACAACAGACATTCTCGACTTCATAGAAATGCGTGCAGAAAAGGTGCTGAAATGACCATCACATTCGCTCCCGAACGCCACCGCACACTCCGCGACATGCTTCGCCCCGCCGTTCACAAATTCGCCGACGCGCTCATCTGGGCCGACTCTTTTTTTGCGCGGCAGCCGGTAAAAATAACGCCCGCCGACCGCGCTGCGAAACCCGTCCGCGCTGACGTGCCCGTTTTTGCGCTCGCCATCATGCAGGGCACGCACGGCGGATCGACGGTCGAGTTTTCAAATGAGAACCGACTCGTTTCGACGCAGACGCACAACGCCGCGCGGCGGCACGCAATGCCGGTTCAATTCCGCACGACCGAGGAAATCATCGCAGAGCAGGACGCCGCCGAGGCGATCCGCGAAAACGGGCGCATGTCTGGTCGGGCATGGCGCCGCATGAATGGGAAGGTGAAGTGATGGAAGTATTTAGCTCGATATACGTAATTTTGTCAGGTGTCTGCCTCGGACTTTCCATCGTCGGATTTATCTTGAGGGGCCACCAGTCGTCGCCGACTTGGGCGTGCGCTTCTGCGCTTTTTATGATCGCCGCAAAAATGGTGGCGGCATGACCGCGAATTCCAACTCCGCGCAACTGTCCGACCGCATCATCATGCGAGACGCCAAATGGTTTGCCGACGAGGTGCGTCACGGTCGCGGGCTTTCGTTCGCCGCCGACCTGATCGAAAAGCAGTCAAGCCGGATTGACGATTTGACGATCCGTTTGAATAAATCGGAATTCATCGCCGCGCGCCTGAAAGGGTGGCTCGCACTTGCCGCGCTGGGCATCATGTTTGCGATCCTCGCCGCATGTGCCGCGCCGATCCCGATACCCGCCGCGCAGATGCAGACCGGCGCACAAGCCATGCCTCCGATGGGATACATCGCAATGTGTGCCGAAACGGATTGCGCGCCGATCCCCGTCACCGCGCCAACAAAACTCAACTCCGCAAAATGGACCGAACTGAACGCGATAAACGACGCTGTTAACCGCCTGCCGAAAATTCCAGACACCGCGCTCGACGTCTGGCAACCGGCGGCAACACGCGGCGGCGACTGCGAAGACCTCGCGCTTGAAAAGCAACAGAGGCTTATCGCTGCGGGCTGGCCGTCGGGTGATTTGTTGCTGGCAACCGCGCGCACATTTTCAGGCGAGGGACACGCGGTCCTGATCGTCCGAACGGATCGCGGCGACTTGGTTCTCGACGATATCAATTGGGCAATCGTGACAATGCAGGACGCGCCTTATGTTTGGCGCTCGATGCAGGCGCCGGGGTTTATGAAATGGGCGGCAATTAAATGAAATTAGCCGCCCAAATAGCCGACTCGATCCTCGCCGACCTGCGCAACCGGCACGAACTCACCAAGATACTTGGCCCCATCAAGCCCGACGACGGCACGCCGCATATATCGGCTGAACAGCAAACCAAAATCGAACTCCGTATGGTCGAGATCATCGAGACAATAGCGGCTGATTATGTCGGCGATTCCGACACGGAAGTCGCGCGGCAATATCGACGTCGGCAGGAACTCGAAAAGCGCGTCGAATTTCTTGAATCCATAATCGCGGAATCAAAATCCACGCACATCCTATACAACAAGGAATCCCAAAATGTTTAACCGCGTCCAACTCATCGGCAACGTCGGGCAGGATCCGGAAATCAGGCGCACCCAGGACGGGCGACCGATTGCGAACCTGTCGATCGCCACGTCGGAATCGTGGAAAGACAAAAACAGTGGCGAGAAGAAAGAAAAAACCGAATGGCACCGCGTGGTCGTGTTCAACGAAGGACTCTGCCGCGTCATCGAGCAATACGTCAAAAAAGGCGACCGGCTTTTTCTCGAAGGAAAACTCCGCACGCGCAAATGGACCGACCAGGCAGGCGTCGAAAAATATTCAACCGAAGTCGTGTTGGAAAATTTCGACTGGCGTTTGCTCATGCTGTCGGGCAAGAAAGACAGCGGGCATGAACCCGCGCGGAACGAACCGGCGGCGAGCGGCGCAAATAATTTTGCGGCCGATCTCGACGACGAAATTCCGTTTTGATGGGGGCTCACATGACAGACGTGACACCGGAACGGCTGGCGGAGATTGGTGAGGCAAAACTCACTGGCCTTGAGGATGACATTACAAGAATCATTGAGGGGCACCATGCTTTCGATGCCCCCGACGGACTGACATATCATCGCGCAGCACAGTATATTGCCGCGTCGATTGTTCAGCGATACGGAAGCCCAGACCTCGCCGCCACCATCGAACGCCTGCAAGCCGAGGTGGCGAGGCTGACCGTTGCGCATGACGAATGGCGTGAGGCCTGCCTTGGTCACGGCGAAAAAGCGAATAAGGCCGAAGCCGACCTCACCACCGCTAACGCCCGCGTGAAAGACTTGGAGGGCGATTTTGAGTTTATCGCGCGGTGGTGCCACCGCGAAGGGATTTCAACCGACGGCGAGCGCATGAGCGTCATCAGAAATTACTCGCCGATTGCCGCCCTCAAAGGAGCCAAGCCATGAGCGGTCTACACGACACAAATTGCTCGATACTGGTCCAGCGACATTCGCACCGTGGCTTTAATGTCGAAACCTTCAAGGACGAGGAGGAGGCCGTTTTGCGCCTTCTCTATGCTCATCTTGCCCATGTTCGTGGCGGCGAAGCGGAGCGGATCGCCGCCGTTGAGAACATCTGCAACAAGATCGCCGAAACTCTCTGCACCTATTGTGATGATTTTGAAATCCAAAGAGACGCTGATTTCGCCGCCTCCCCATTTGCCGCGAAGGAGAAGACAGAGTGAAGTTTTGTTTTCTGAGACACCAATGGGGGCGCTGGAATTATCACGGAGACTTAAAGGTCCGCCGTTGCCCACATTGCGGGAAAAGACAATGGAGAGCATTTCCATGACTGACCTCACCGACCTTATAGAGCGAGTGGCAGCAAGCACGGGACCGGATCGGGAGATTGATGCGCTAATTGGTGCAGCGTTCAATCCGCATGGTGATGGACGTGTTGTTTATGGCAAGGGTAGAAGATTTTTTAAAAATGCTGGAAGGGGTCGAATACCGTTCCATGTTGGTGGCGGGAAGGGGTGTTCTTTCGGGATCATCTACCAGCAGATTGATTACACGCGGTCAATCGACGCCGTTGTGGCGCTGATTGAGAAGGTGATGCCAGACGCAAAATGGCAGCGGATTTATAGCGTCGGGCACCCGTTTATGTGTGTCGAGTTGCCGGATTTTGATCAAGTGATGGTTCACAAAACATCCACATCAGCCATTGCCCTCCTTCTCGCTTTCCTCCGCGCATATCAGGAGAAGGCGTGATGGCCCTACTTTTTGAAGCAACAGAGGTGCCAAGAGCAAAAAGACTGTGGCGTATGCACGTCTCGGACGCTGGCGATGATGGAATAAAAACCGTCATTGAATTTAAGTGCAAGAGGTGTGGTCACAACACCGGCTGGATAGCCGACAAATGGACCGTCACGGAAAATCGGCGCGGGCATCCGTGCCCTAAATGCAATCAGGAGAAGGCGAATGGGTGACATCATTCTCGCATTTTCGTTTGGTGTAATCTTGACGCTTTTGACTGTCTTTTACGCAGTGCTTTATTTTACCGCCCCTCACATGCACAAGGACACCCCCAATGACTGACAGCCTGCAAAAGATGGTCTTTGCCTCGCTCGATAACGCGGTCGAAAACGGCTACGCGATGGCCAAAATGTCTAACCCAGAGATCGCTATCGACCTTTGCTGCTATGACGCCGACCTCGAAAACTACAAGCCGGACGATCTAATCCCGTTCATCAAAGTTTGGAGAGAGCGTCAATGACCAGCACTGACAGCCTTACAGACGCCGCCGCGCGGGCGATACAGGCCGTTAGCTTATTTGGCGACCTGGACGATCATGTCCGCGCAGCCCAAGCCGCCATAGCCGCCATCCGTGCGCATGACGCAGCAGAGGGGATGGTGCATGACTCGACCCATCTATAACCGACCCACTTGACTATTCTGCGCGCCTCCGTCACCCTATCTGAGTCGGGAAAACCCCGGCCCGGATTGGCGTTCGGTATTTCAGGCGCGCAGCGCCCCATTGGGGCGTTTCTGTTTATGACGGGGCGCGCAGGGGCTCGCAAGAGCGCCGATCCTGGAACGGTACGCCAACCCGGCGTTTGCCCCGTCACCCACATGATTGGCGTCATGCGTGCGTGGGCTCAACCAGGAGCCACCAAATGACCACTCCCTTAATCCGCAGAATCCACCAAAACAACTTTTTCACGCCGCACGGTCGCACGTTCGGCGGGCTCTACGTCTATGAAACCAAGTCCGGCGCGACGTTCTACATGCACCACGACGACCACACGCGCCTCGGCCTGTTGCAACTCGCCCCGCCGGAATACTGGCGCGACGTCGCCGAAACCGAATTCGCGGCGATCGACTATGACCTGGCGGCATACGCGCTCATGTCAGCGCACAATCAGGAGGTTTGAAAATGTCTGAAACAGTTTCGATTGCCGAGGTGCTTCGGCGGGATAAAGAGATCGTCGATAAATTCAAGGAGCGAGACAAGGAGATCGTTCTCCAGTTTCGCGGGCCAAGCATTTCCGCTGCCGCCGCGTCGTGCGCTAAAAAACACAACGTCACTCAGGCCGCCGTGCTGTGGCGCGTGGGTAAGCAATTTGGGCCAATCAGGGGCATGACGACCGAGCAAAAACGCAATGTCGTCGCGTGGCTTGAATCCAGTACAGGTGACGATTTCAGGCGAATTAAAAAGCCCGACAAAATCACACGGGGCCCCAAGCCTGACAAAATAGACACAGCGCGGTACGAGCGCGACATTCTCGCCAAGCGCCGAACGCGCAACACCATTGGGGCTGCTGTCAAGCGGGCTGCTATGCGCACCAGCAAGGCGGATATAACCGTTTGGCAATATGTCCAAAAGCGGTTCGGAAAGGCCCGCACTATGACGGACCAGAAAAAACTCGACGTCATCACTTGGCTTGATGGGATGGGCAAATGAACGTTAGAAAATTTACACCATTCAAAATAAGGCCCGACTTCAAAATAAACATGACCGGCAAGCGCCGCGTCGCACGCGTAAACGATGGCTGCGGTCGAGGCGGTTACGAGCGCCCGCCAAGCATTGACGGGACGCTGCTTAAAGTCACTCGCCATTATCAAATATCACCGAGCGCGGTTCGGGCCGAGGTCCGGCTCCGATTTGGTCAGGTCACAGGCATGAGTCCAGAAACATACGCAGCAGCCATCGAGTGGCTTAAAAACTTCTCGCCCACGCGGGACATGCCACACTTGAGCGACCCGCGCGCGGCAAGAAAGCGGAAAATGGAAAAGCGCCTCGAAAAAATCAGAAAGGACCAAGTTAAATGACGCGGTATTTTCCCAGCCTTGAGCATAACGTTGACCTGATAGACGGCGAACCCCGAATATCAGCCGTGCGCGTGCGATTTCTTATTTTTGACCTCGACATTGAAAATGCGCTGCCCTGGTTTATTCGCCAGATAGACGCCAATGCAGGCCTGCTCGGCCCGGTGTACGAGCGCGAGGTGGAGGCAAATCTCCCCAAAAACCAAACCATAATGCTGCGGTCCATATGGCTCACACAGAGCCAGGCAGCGACATTGGTCGATCTATTTGAGACGGATCCAAAAATGCGGCAGGCCGAAACACAGTGCCTCAATCAGAGTTTTGCAGCGGCAGCCGAACGCATTGACGCCAAGCGCAAGAAGATCGCCGACAAAGCCGTCAGCGTCTCAGGCGTCATCGCGCAAGCCGCCGAGCGGATAGGCTGCTCAACATCGTCAGTCTATACGCAGGTCAAAGAGCGTTTTGGAAAAACAAAAGACATGCCGATCGACGTTGAAATTGACGCCATCGACTGGCTGAATGCACTTTCGAATAAAGAGGATTTGAAAAAGGAATAGAAAATCCAATTAAAAACCAATTTCGGAAATCAGGCGGTCATTTATTTGGCCGCCTTTTCTTTTGGCATTGTGTCGTCCAGAACAGGCCATCGCACGTCGGAAAACCTAACGATAAAGTGTGGTGCCCGCGCGTTACCAGCCTCCGTCAGCGATCCCTCGCGTATAAAGCGGCCGGAAAAGACGACTAAATCGTCGATTTCCATTTCAGCCAGGCGGTCGTACATTTTCGAGCCGTTTTTGATGAGCGTCTCGTCCATCACATCGGACAGTGAGTTGTTCCACGTCCCGACATCGATTGACGTTTTGAACGCTTGAATCCTGACAATTGCGTCACCGTCGCTCGTCGTGTCGAGCGTCTTTATGCGCCCGATCCAATTTGTAAAATTTGCATTTTCCAGATTGGCGGCGATCGCCTTGTCGCGCCGTTTTATGACTGACGAGCACTTCAGCGCATTCTCGCAATCGGCATATTCAGCGCGGGCGTCGTCGATGATTTTCACAACTGCGAGTTGCCGGTTTGGCACTTTTATGAGCCGGTCGGATAGGTCGTCGCGGGCAAAAGCCGCCGACCCAATAGAAAAAATAAAAATTAAAAGGCAGGAAAATAGAAACAACTTCAATTTATCGTCGAGCATTTCAATTTTTCCTATTTTTCTGGCAATAAGGAAATTCAGAATAATTGAATTAATCGGGCAAATCTTCCAATAAAAATAAAACCCTAGATTTTATTTAAATTAAAAACACGCGCAATGATTGCAGATAGCAACAGCCAATTACAAGGAAAAATCTATTTTATTTGTTTGAAATCAATGAGGTGACTGAAGTGACCGGATATCCATTCGTTTATGGGAGGGTCTTATAGAATAAATGTGTTTTTTTTATTTTTTCATTTTAAAATAAAAAACATGCCTTCTTACATAAGACGTCTATTATATTATTATTGTAACTTAGTATATAATAATAATAAGGCCAACCAAACTGCTGGCTTAAATAGCAACAGACCCATAGCAACGCTTCCAAAACGTGTTGTAACCTCAAAACGTAGAATAAAAACTCACGGCAATATGCCGTTAATCAAGCTACGATCCTAAAATAAAGACAAGCGGTCAACTATCCTGTGCGGGACAAAAACAGTCAAACGCGTCCGCAGCAGAGCAGAGCACAGCACCTTACGCTAAAAATAACGCTCAAAAGCCCCACACAAGCCCGCTGAGCCTGTTGACAATGCCTGACCAGCACCCAATGTTGCTGAGGCTTATTAATAACACTCAGTGAGGTCATGAGGCGGGTAATCGACATTTTTAGGATTTGCATTCATGGCCAGCAATGCGTCTATTGCGGTTTTACTGCGGAAACTTGGGACCACTTCCCACCAGTGTCGGCAATGCTGCATGGACTGAAGATTCCCGCTTGCCGTGAGTGCAATTCCCTAGCAAGTAACCACTTCCCATTTGATTTTGCAGAAAGGATCGCATTAGTTAAATCAAAAATTAGAAGTAAAAATAAAGGAGTTCTAAACACTCCGGATTGGTCCGAGGGGGAAATTAAACAAATCGGACGAGGCATGAAAGCAAAGGTTATATCTTGGAAAATAAAAAAGGAATTAGTGCAAGAGCGGCTTGCTTGGTCTGCCGATCTGTATTTAGCCAGTATAGACCACAACAATCATTTTGCTCAATTCGCTGCCGAAATAAGCACCATTACGAGGCGCGAGCAGCCATCATCAGAAATTACAAGTCTGCAAATCCCGCAGCAACGAGCTAGAAAAACAACAAAGTCCGTAGCTATTTTTACTGAGTCAAAGCCGGTAATATTAACGGAAAAAGTTGAATATCGAGACAGTTTAGATCGGTTGAGTTTCTATTGGGACGCGTTCGTTTACCGTTAAAAACAACGGAATTCGCTTGACGGCTCGACCCGATTGCAACAATGTGGCTTAAACGCAACACATCGGCCAAAAGATCGGCCAAATGTCAGTTAAGCTAAACACGGACAGCACATGCCAAGCCTCATAACCGTCGATCCCAAGCCCCTGCTCAAGCAACTCGACCGCCTGACCCGCGATCATGTGCCGTTCGCCATGTCCAAGGCGCTCACCATGACGGCAAAGGATGGGCAAGAAACGCTCAAAACGATGCTGCCGACCCATTTCACGATCCGAAACAACTGGACCGCCAAGGGCATCCGCATCACGCCGGCACGCAAGGCCGATGGCCTTCGAAACATGGCGTCGGAAGTCGGCTCGAAAGACTGGTTTATGGCTGACCAGATGGGAAAGGGCCAAAATACACGGCACCCCAAGGCCAAATTCCTATTCGTGCCCAAGCGAGCCCGGCCCAGCAAAACAGCCAACATCCCCAAGCGGAACAAGCCCCGGCAGCTATTCGACCGTGTCAGCACAATCGTCAGCAAGTCCAAGTTTGGCGGTGGCATCCTAGTCTACTCGCGCACAAACTTCGGGCTTAGGCTCATGTACGCGGGCCAGAAGCAGCAGGTCGTTAAGCCCCGCCTCGACATGGCAGACGAGATCAACGCCATCGCCAAACAGCGTCTCGAACCGAACTTCAAAGCGGCAATGGACTTCGCACTCAAGACGGCGAGATAGGTGCAATTTGTTGTCACTTTCTTTACATTCCACGAATTGGAAAATAATCACCCTAACTTGACGAGGTGTCATGTTTCCTCTATGCGTTAATTGGTTGGCATCTGGCATGAGGCTTGCATATGTCTAATATGCGAATAAAATCAATGACTTAGGTGTGGTGCCCCCCCCTTAGGTTCTTCCGGACGGGGTGGGGCGGCGGGTACAGCGCGCCAGCGCAGGTGTTTTCTTCACAAATAGTTAAAATTATCGGGTATTTACAAAAAGTGACAGGTCGAAAAATTATCAGAATGTGGACCGATGACGAGATCATCACCCTCCGCGAGATGGCCGCCGCTGGTTTTATGGTGGCGATCATAGGCCGGAAGCTGGGGCGCACCGTAAATTCGATTTCCGGCAAGTGTCACAAACTCGGAATCGCCCTGCGAAAAAATTCGTTTCAGGCTGAGGCACCGCAAAATTGTGGCCGTAATCCGTTAAAAATAACGGTTGCGGAAATCAAGCCGCGCCTGACCGTCAGCCCCGACACTGTTGCCGCCGTCGCCGCTTTATCGGCTGGCGAGTGCCGGTGGCCGATTGGAGACCCGCCTGATTCTGGGTTTCATTTTTGTTGCGCGAACGTGGCGGACGGATCGCCGTATTGCGCCGCGCACGAGGCGAAGCGGTTTGTGCCGGGGTCGGCAAAAACTTACGACGAAAAGCAAATCGACTTTTTGATTGCTGATACCGACCGCCGATCAACCATATCATTTTCCGAAAGCGACGCCTGATGGCCCGCGCTGGTATCGGCAAAATTGTCAACCGCAGTGAGCTTTGTCAGATCATGGGCATATCGAGCCCGACAATCGACAATTGGGAAAAACGCGGAATGCCGGTCCAGAAAAAGGGCGGCAAGGGCGTCGCCAATGAATACAACACGATGCACGTCATCAAGTGGTGGGCTGGCGATGCGGCGTCGCCGGGTGCTGTAAAACTGACATCTGGCGCGGATCCGAAGGACAGAAAAACCGCAGCCGAGGCGGAAATCAAAGAGATCGAACTCGCCGAGAAAAAGGGCGAGGTGGTCCCGATCGACACGGCCATCAAGGGATTTATCAAACACGTCGCCGCCTGCAAGGCGAAGTTGCTGGCGATCCCGACGAAGGCTGCGCCGATGGTGGTAGTGATGACCGAGATCGAGGAAACGCGCGCCGCGCTCGACGACATGATCCGGGACGCGCTGACGGAATTGTCGGCCGGCGTCGAGGTTGAGCCTGATGGCGAGTAGCGCCGCGCCCGCCGAGGAATGGGCGGACTCCATTCTGGCGTTTGACGCACGGCTCGCCGATGCGTTCGCCGATACCGTGCGCCCGCCGCCGCGCCTCAAGGTTTCCGAATGGGCTGACGCGCACCGCGTCCTGTCGAGTGAGGCGAGCGCCGAGCCCGGCCGCTGGCGCACGTCGCGCGCGGAATACCAGCGCGGGATCATGGATGCGATTTGCGACACATCCGTCAAGGAAGTGGCGCTTATGTCAAGTGCCCAAATTGGAAAAACAGAAGCACTTTTGAATCTGTGTGGATACTACATTCACCACGACCCCGCGCCGATGCTTTTGGTGCAGCCGACGCTCGACATGGCGCAGGCGTTCTCGAAAGACCGCTTGGCGCCGATGGTGCGGGAGTGCCCGGCGCTTGCCGAGCGGGTGCAGGACGGGCGCATCACGACCGGCACGGCATCAACAATTTTGCACAAGGTTTTCCCAGGCGGTCATATCACGATGGCGGGCTCTAACTCGCCTGCGTCGCTGGCGTCGCGTCCGGTGCGCGTCGCACTGTGTGACGAGGTTGACCGCTATCCGTTAAGCGCGGGCTCGGAAGGTGATCCGGTTTCGCTGGCGCGGAAGCGCACGACGACTTTCTGGAATCGGAAAGTGATGCTCGTCTCGACGCCGACCGTCAAGGGTCACAGTCGAATTGAAAAGGCTTATGACAATTCAGACCGCCGTCAGTTTTGGGTGCCTTGCCCGCATTGCGACGAGCCGCAGGTTTTGGCCTGGGGGCAAGTCAAATGGCCGAAGGACACGCCTGCTGGCGCCGAGTATTTTTGCGAGCATTGCGGCTGCGCATGGTCCGACGTTCAACGCTGGGCGGCGGTGTCGCGCGGGAGGTGGATTGCGCGCGATCCGTTTAAGGGGATCGCCGGTTTTCACCTAAACGAAATCTATTCGCCGTGGGTGCCGCTTGCCGACATGGCGCAGAATTTTGTCGATGCAAAACGCCTTGGCCCGTCGGCCCTCATGACGTTTATCAACACGTCATTAGGCGAGACGTGGGAGGAGCAGGGCGACCGCGTGAACGAGGCGGACCTTGAGGATCGCAAGGCGTCGTGGGGCAAGGTGCCTGCGGGCGTTGCGGTTATCACTGCTGGCGTTGACGTACAGGATGACCGTATCGAAATTGAGGTGAAGGGCTGGGGCCGGAACGAGGAATCGTGGTCGCTCGACTATATCATTTTGCGAGGCGACCCGTCCGCGCCGCAGTTGTGGGCCGAACTCGACCGCGTACTTTTGGAAAAGCGTCCGCATGAGGTGCGCGGCGAGGTGCCGATCGATGCGGTTTGCATTGATACGGGCGGCCACCATACGCAGAAAGCCTATCTGTTTTGCCGCGACCGTTTTGCGCGGCGCGTCTGGGCGATTAAGGGTCTGGGCGGGCAGGGCAAGCGGATATGGCCGCAAAAGAAAACCGCGACCAAGGTCGGCGTGCCGCTTTTTCTGATCGGCGTCGATAACGCGAAGGAAACGATTTACCGCAACCTGATGGTGAGCGAGCCGGGCGCGGGCTATTGCTGGTTTCCGGCCGACCGTGATGACCAATATTTCCGGCAATTGACGAGCGAGGAAGTCGTCACAAAAATGGTGTCGGGCTTTCCGCGTCGGCAATGGCAGTTGAAACCAGGCAACAAGCGAAACGAGGCGCTCGACTGCTTTGTGTATGCCTATGCGGCGTTGCACGGGCTGATCACGGCGGGCATGGATTTGAATAAGCGCGCGACGCGGCTGGGGTTGCCCGAAGAAGATGGCCGCGTGGCCGAGGTTGATGTGAGGCAGGATCCGCGCTCGCCGGTTGCGGAGTCCGCGCCGGTGCCGCCGGTTATCAGGCCGCGATTTGTGCGGAAGCGGCAAAAATCCACGTCGAGTATTATGCGTTAAATATGCCGGTGACCGTTAAAAATACTTGACTCGGCGGCGGGCGGTGGTATTTTAAACGAAGCCGAGGTCGCCTACGGGTGGCTGTTAATAGCTGAAAACGGGAGGTTGTCATGCAACCGGCGGTTAAAGGCCGCAAACCTGAGAGATTTGATTTTCGCCCGGATGTCCCGTGAATATAGTTGGGCGTTAAGGCAAAGACGGGAACAGGCGCGGAGGGCTGGGCCGAATAGTCGTTAAGCCTCGCCGTGGTGGGATGCCTCGGAAATATCGTGGGGTGGAGCAGTGGTAGCTCGTCTGGCTCATAACCAGAAGGTCGCGGGTTCAAGTCCCGCCCCCGCAACCAAATTTGCCCGAATGGGCGCATGAGTTGATGGCGGCGGCGCTGATGGAAGTGCCTACGTTCCGGCTAGGCCATTGCCCGGCACCCCCGCCATATGAGTCCGTGCGCGGTTGGGGGAGTTGGGTTGCCGGTGAGGCGCACCTCGAAGAATGGAGCCGGTATCAATTCCGGCCCGCCATCAAACCTACCCTCCCAAACTCAGCCAGGCTTAACCGCCTGGCTTTTTTCTTGCCGTCCGGTAAAAATACCGGACAATAGACCGCCAAACCCTATTCACAGATAGGCCGATATGGCGCGCGACCTCACTGAAATGCAATCCGACTTAGACGAGTTGCGCCGCGCAGCCGCGTCCGGCGCGCTTATGATTCGTCATGGCGAAAAGTCGGTGACGTATCGCAGTATGGCCGATTTGCAGGTCGCTATTTCCAATTTGCAAACCGAGATCGCGGGGCTTTCCGGCACGTCTCGACGCAAGCAAATCCGTCTGCGCTATCGCCGTGGGACGGAAGCCGCATGAGTAAACGGACCGCCGTAGCGGAAAAAACAGCCCCAGCCGCGCCCGTGCGCACCGCCAAAATGCGTTATCGCGTCAAGGGAACCAAGTCCTATGTCCGGTCGTTTGAGTCCGGTTATGACGGCGCGTCGCAAGGCCGCCGCCTCAGTGAGTGGAATCCGCGCTCAGAAGGCGTTAACCGCCTGACGATTGCTGGCCTGCAATGGCAGCGCAACCGCTCGCGCGACCTCGTGCGCAAGGTGTCGTGGATCACGTCGGCGGTCGATTCAATCGTCGCAAACGTGGTCGGCGACGGCATCCGCCCGATGTCGATGGCGCCAGACCCAGAATGGCGCAAGGCCGCGCTCGCCGTTTGGGGCGATTGGGCCCAAGAGGCAGACGCCGACGGCTTATCAGATTTTTACGGCCTTGAGGCCTCCGCGACCCGCGCGATGGTCGAGGCTGGCGAGGTGTTTATTCGCATTCGCCGCCGCTTGACGACTGACGGCCTTGCCGTGCCGATTCAATTGCAGGTTCTTGAGGCTGAACACGTCCCGCTCTGGAAAAACGAGGCGGGCGGGCCTGGCCAAAATCGTATTGTTTCGGGTATTGAATTTGACGGCATGGGCCGCCGTCGTGGTTACTGGATGTACAAAGATCATCCTGGCGAGTCCATTATGACGGGCGGCTCGATTGCGCAGCAGCCCGTTTTTGTGCCCGCCGATCAAGTCATTCATTTATATCGCGCGTTGCGCCCCGGTCAGGTTCGCGGCGTGCCGTGGGTCGCGCCGGTCATGCTCCGCACGCGCGACCTTTTGGAATATGAAGACGCCGAAATCGTCCGCAAGAAAACGGCGGCGATGTACGCCGGATTTATCACACAGATGAATCCAGACGGCGATCCGCTTGGCGTCGATGGCGAAGACACGGACGGAACGCCGCTCGCGTCGCTTGAGCCCGGCACGATGCAGGTTTTAGACCCCGGCGAAGATGTCACATTTTCGAGCCCGGCCGAAGTCGGCGGCTCGTATGACGCATTTATGCAGGTCCAGTTGCGCGCGATTGCCGCTGGCGTCGGCGTAACATATGAGCAAATGACCGGCGATTTGCGCGGCGTAAATTTCTCGTCGATCCGCGCAGGTCTGAACGAATACCAGCGCCGGACAGAGCCCATTCAAAAGGGCGTCGTCGCCTTTCTTTTGTGCCGCCGCGTTTGGGAAACCGTCGTCACGGAAGCAATCGCCACAGGCGCGCTTTCCGCGCCTGACGGCTATTTGAAAAACCCGCGCCCGTGGCTCCGCGCCGAATGGGTCGCGCCGGGCTGGCGTTACGTCAATCCGTCTCAGGAAATCGCGGCGGAAAAAGACGCCGTGCGATCCGGTTTCACGTCGCGCCAGAAAGTCGCGCGCGGGCACGGGGCGGATGTCGAGGACATCGACCGGCAGAATTCAGAAGATCAAAAACGGCAGGACGATTTGGGTCTCGTTTACGACACGGATGCTCGCAAGGTTTCCGTTGTCGGCGTGGGTCAGATGGGCGCGCCAGGGGAGGAACCGGCGAATGGTTCGGGAGGCTCGTCAAATGGCGGTTGATATTGAGGCGCGCGGAATTGCGATCGAGGCGCGGTCGAAAATTGAATCGCACGAGGATGAATGCGCGCGGCGATACGGCGAGGTTGCTGCCGCTATTGCGGATATTCGCGGGGAATTTTCATACATGCGCCGCGTTGTGGTTTCCGCGCTGGTCGGGGTCATCGCGCTCTTAATGTCTGTTTCCGGCTTTTTGATTGTGAACGGACAACCGTGGGCACCGGCGTCGCATAATGCAATTTCAATTCAGGAAAATATGAAATGACCGATGATTTAGCACCGAACCGCCAGCCGAATGTGACACGCCTTTTGGATAAGGATGGCGCGTTTATCGAGGATTCGAATCCGCTGCCGATTTCAATTCAGGGCGCGTCTGGATCGGTGACAATCAACGTCGATGAGGCGGACCTTGCTTCGCTCGGCGCGGTGGGTGATGCGGCATACACGGACGCGACCGGCGCTGCGTCCGGTGCGCTCGTGGGCCTGTTTAAGGGCGCGTATGTCAAGCTGGCCGCGATCGCCTCCGCACTTGTGGGCTATTTACTGGTGAGGGGTTACGCCTTCGACGTGCTTGACGCCCCGGCCACCACGAACGGGGCCTATTCGGTTGGCGACGTTATCGGCGGTTATCGCGAGGTTGACAACATCGCCCGCGCAAACGACGAACTGGTGCTGATTACTGGCGTCCAAGTCGTTTTCAAGGCGGCGGTGCAGCCGAATATCCGTGTGGTTATTTTCGGCGTAACCCCAGTCGCTACGCTTGCCGACAACGCCGCCTATTCGCTCTCGGCGGCGGACGTACTTACGGTTCGCAAGTCCCTGTCTTCACTTCTTCTTGGCGCTTCGTACACGTCGCACGGAACACCGAAATCAATCTCGCTGACGCCCCCGCCTTTCGTCGCCAAGCCAATCGCTGGCACAAAAAAAATCGGCTATTACTTGATTGACGACACCGGCGTCACGCTCACATCAACAGCCGACGTGCAGGTGCGCTTTTCAGGTTTGGGCGTGTAATGCGGAGCGCGTTGAAAGCGGCAATTTTTCAAAAAACAAGCACGGTTTTTGAACACCATGTAGTGGATGGTCAGTCGAATGCGTGGTGCGCGGGGGCGAAGCCTCCAATCACGCTGATTGCCTCCCTACCCGATATAACTGCGATGTTTGGCATCGGCATCAATACGTGGAACGCCGCCAATAGTCCGTCAGCGCCCGCTAATCGGACGGGTGATTTTACTTTGGCGAAGCTTGACCCTGCGGTATCTGGCTACGAGAACATGCTCGTGCAAACGGTTCTCAACCGTTCGACCCGCGAAAGTGCGAGCGCCAAGAAGATGGCAGTCACCTATTCCGGCCAAGGCTCAAAGAGGCTGGCCGAATTATCTTCGCTCGATCTCGGAACCGCCCCAGCGAAGGGTTATTGGATTACCGGGCTGGACGACATGGCGCGAATGCGTGTTCACGCCAGTAACATTGGCGCTCGCTATAGGCTGTCAACCTACGGCATCGCATCGTGCGAGAATGACGTGGACATGATTATAAATCCGGGTGAGGCCGCGTCCACACCCGTGCTGGCGCGGAATACTGTATCGAGCCGCCTGCGTATGATGGTGCGAGAGAAAGCGGCGGCGGCGGTTGCACTTGGTTCTCCGCCGCCTGCCTTTTGGGTGATCCAGCCGTCAACGGTCGCCGGTACGTTGCACTTTACTATTGCGCAGGGTGTTCTCAACGCAGTCGATCCGACTTGGGTTGACCCTGTGAATGGCGAAGCGGTGTTTCCAAATGGCGTATGCGTTGGTCCTAGCTATCCTTACGACAGCGCCATCAACTCCTATTTTGGAGCGACGCGAAGCCCCGAAGATTTCAGCGGCTACGCGGGCCTGCTGGATGCCCAGCGCATCCATTACACATCACAGTCCAGTCGTCAGCTTGGGGCGAAGGTCGATCAGGCGCTTCGTGTGAAAGCAACAGAGGGCCGCGACATTGCATTGCAGGTTATTCAGGTTACGGATGACCCTGATTTTCCCGGCAATAGAACTCATTGCCTGCTTCATCTGAGGGTCTATGCGCCACCTGTTGTGATTGACACTGACTATTTCCCTGAATTTTTGGCAAAGGGAATTGTTGCCTACCCGAACAATACGATTGGCAGCACAACATCACCTCAAAACTCAAGCGTCATTACCGTGTGGGATGATGGACGCGGCGAAGCGGCTAACGGGATCACTGGCGCAGTTTACGGGATGGCTCGACTCAAGGTGACGTTCGCAGGCGCGGCCTTGCCAGCGAATAGCCGTGTGGTTTTCGGTAGATTTTCAAATCTCGCCGCCAACGCATCTTTCAAATTTGTTTCGCAAATTGCGGGCCCTACAAGGCGCGGGCTTCCGACATACGATTATACATTCAGTGATGTTACCGGGTTGATGTACACGCAGGCGCTGGCCATCACAAAGCGGTCGGCGTTCTCTCTGACCCGCACCACGGGGTCAGGACCAGGCGCAATTTACATTCAGGACGTTGTGTCGAACGGGGCTGGCGTAACCGTTTTGCGTGGCGAGCAAGGTGTCGGCGGCGTGCTAGTGTTGAATGAGCAATACCGCCCGATGTTCCCAACGGTCGGCATAAATATCAGAGATAGCGACATCACAAGTCTTGGCGTCAATTGGGTTGATACTTGGTATGGCGACCAAACGCTTATCGGAACGCCGATGCCCGCCTCAAACTGGCTTTGCTGTGGCGAATTGATTTGGTCATAAAAGGCGCTATGGCTCTGTCCGTTGCCAGTCCGGTTTTTGGCATTTACGACGGATATGCGGTTTAACGCCAGTGCAATATTTTGCATTTGACCAACGGTAAAAATACCGGACAATAGTGCATTCAAAACATTTGAGGCGTTAATTTTGCCGCAGGCAATTCGCAAATCGATTCCGGTTGGGGTCCGCGTCGCTCGCATCATGTCGGATTCCGTCAATGAGGAATCGCGTGAGGTTGACGTTGTGTGGACGACCGGCGCAATCGTGCGTCGATCCGACTGGTACGAAGGCGACTATAACGAGGAGTTGTCCCTTGACGAGGGCGCTTGCGACCTGACGCGGTTTAACGCTGGCGCACCTGTTCTCGACAGCCACAACTCTTACGAACTTGAATCCGTACTCGGATCAATCGTCGATGGCACTGCGTTGATTGCAAACGGCGAGGGCCGCGCCCGCGTCCGTTTCGTAACTGGCGATGCCGAAGTCGATGCGATTTGGAACAAGGTCAAGCAAAAGGCCATCCGGTCCGTTTCGGTTGGCTACATCATCCACGAAATTCAAGAAATTCGGCAGGACGGGCAAATCCCGACCATGCGCGCGACGAAATGGGAGCCGATTGAACTCTCATTCGTGGCGTGTCCGGCCGACGCAGGGGCAGGCGTGCGCGCGCAGCGTAGCGAGCCTTGCTCCATCACAACCGCCGAGGAGGCAAACCCTATGGCTACCAAGCCGAAAGAAGTTGCGCCCGAAGCGGCGTCAGAAGTTGTTACCGATCCCGTCGCCGCGCCCGCCGCGGTTGACGCAGCCGCCATTGCCGCCGATGCGCGCAAGGCGGTCCTTTCCGTCACCCGCTCGTGCGCTCTTGCTGGCCTTTCCGCCCGCGCGACGAACGAAATTCTCGAAAAGTCTGACGGCAAGTCCGACGAAGAAATCCACGTGCTCGTAATGTCCGCGCGCGACGCCGCGATCAAGTCCGGCGACACGACCGAAATCTCCGGCCATCGCAGCGTCAGCAATGAGAAGCCCGCACGCCTTGCCGACAAAATGTCCGCGCGTTACGCCAAAAATGGAGTCCACTAAATGACCACGCTGACCGAGCCGACTCGCCTTGGCGATGTGCTGAAATATGAACCCGAAAACCGTCACGGCCGCGAAGTCGTGACGATCAAATCAGGTGCTGATCTTGCGATTGGCGCCGTGCTTGGCAAAATCTCTGTCGGTGCGCTGACTGCCGTCGGCGCCGCCGGTGTTCCGGCTCCTGCCGCCGCGACGATTACCGCCAGCCCGACCGCTGTCGGCGCAAAAGTCGGCGTGCATCGCTTTGTCTGCGTCATCGGCGGTTCCGCGACTGCCTCCAAATGGGAACATGAAGACCCTGACGGCGAGACTGCCGGCGTTGCGACTGGCAACACAGAATATGTCGGTGGTGGCCTGACTCTTACCATTACGGACTCCGGCACGGATCCTGTCGCCGGTGAAGCCTTTACCGTCACAGTGACAGCCGCTGCCGGTTCAGGCAAATACAAGGCTCTGACGCCCGCCGCAGTTGACGGCTCGCAGAATGCCGATGCCATCCTGCTTATGCCCGCGCTTGCTGCGAGCGCAGATGTCGCTGATGTCATCGTCCTCAAGCGCGGCCCTGCTGGCCTCGCCGAAGATCATGTCGTGTGGCCGGCCGGTATTTCCGCTGGCGACAAGGCCGCTGCGATTGCGGCGCTCGAAACCAAATCCATCATCATCCGAAACGAGGCTTAATCATGGCGCTCCTGAATATTTTTGACGACGCCGCGTTTTCGGCTATTGAGCTTTCGGACGCGATCTCGGTCGTGCCGAATTCATACGGTCGCCTCGGCGAACTTGGCCTGTTCACGCCGAAGCCGGTCCGCACGGACAAGGTTGCCGTCGAAAGCAAGAACGGCGTGCTGACCATTCTGCCTCAGACGCAGCGCGGCGGCCCTGCGACGCAGAACACGCGCGCCAAGCGTGACCTCAAGTCGTTTGTGATCCCGAACTTCGCGCTTGAGGACACTATTTTGCCCGACGACATTCAGGGCATCCGCGCCTTTGGCTCTGAAACCGAACTCGATGGTGTCATGTCATTCACGAATGACCGTCTGGCTGAAATGTCCGGCAAGCACGACATTACCGAAGAATGGCTCCGCGCTGGCGCCCTTCGCGGCACGGTGCTTGATTCCGACGCCTCCGAAATCCTGAATATGTTTACGGCGTTTGGCGTCTCGGAGAAGGAAGTGTTTTTCGATCTCTCGACCGATACAACCGACGTCGGCGGCAAGTGCGAAGAAGTTGTCGACCACATCGAGACAAACCTTCTCGGTGACGTGATGACCGGCGTGCGTGCGCTTTGCTCGCGTGCCTTCTTCAAGGCGTTTATCGCTCACCCGAAAGTGCGTGAGGCGTATATCTATCAGCAGGGCCAGAATGTCCTGCGGAACGATTTGCGCAAGGGATTTGAATTCCAGGGCATCACGTTTGAAGTCTATCGCGGTCAGGCGACGGACGCCGCTGGCAACGTGCGCCAGTTTATCGCCGACAATGACGTGCGCTTTTTCCCCGAAGGCACGTCGCAGACGTTCCGCACGTACTACGCGCCAGCCGACATGATGGCTTTCGTCAACACGCCGGGCCAGCGCCGTTACGCCAGCCTTGAGCCGATTGACCATGATCGCGGCATGAATGTCCACACGCAGGTGAATCCGCTTCCGATTTGCCTGCGTCCTGCGGTTCTTGTGCGCGGCGATCTTGCTGCCTCGTAACCGTTAAAAATACCGGAATGGGGCGGCACATGACGCGCCGCCCCACTTCAAAAGGCCGCTGAATGAGCAATTGGGAACGCCTCACGGAAAAGCTGATGGATAGCGCGGAACGCGCTTTCAGCGAGGCGACGACATACACGCCAGTTGCCGCATCTGCGTTTTCGATCCGCGCGATTTTTGAACCGTCTTTCAACCTGCTCGACGTTCAAGGCGATGTGCAGGTGTCAACCGTCAAGCCGGTGTTTTGGTTTCGCGGGAAAGACTTTGAGGCGCACGGAATGACCAAGCCGAAAAAGAAGGACTCGATTTTGGCGCGCGGAAAAACCTACTCAGTCGAGCAAGTCGAGCCCGATGGCTACGCGGAATTTCGGGCTGTTTGTTTTGAGGTTGATTGATGCTTGAGCGCCGTCGCATCCGCGAGCAAGTGATCGAGATTTTGGGCGCGACCGCCTCGCTCGCTGGCGTCCGTGTCGATGATAGTCCGGTCACGTCATATGAGATTGAAGAACTGCCCGCGCTGGCAATTTACACGCCAGCCGAAACATGGACCTCGCGCGGATCAAGTGCGCCGCTTTTCAAGTGCGCGACGACGGTTTCAATCGAGGGATACATCGCAGCCGTTGATGGCTGGGCCGCTGATTTAGACGACCTGATGGAGAAGGCTGCCGAGGCGCTTTTTTCCGATCCTGAATTTGTAAAAGGCTTCTCCAAGATCGCGTCCGCATCGATGTCGGTCGGGTATTTCGACGAAGGCGCAAAGCCATTTGCGACCGCGAAACACCAATACGTTTTGGAATACGAATGGGAATTTGAGCCTGTCGTTTCCGATGATTTGACGACCGTGAAAATTGAACTCGACGCAATCGACGTCGCCGATCCGAACACGGGAAATGACGGTTATGCGGGCGGAAGCCCCGGCCCTGACGGACGCATCGAGGGCGTCGTCGGCATCACATTGGAGGCTGCACCTTGATCAACGGTTACACAATCCGCCCCGCGAGCGACGGCGTGAAAGTCCGAGTCGAGGGCTCGCAGAGTTTCATTGCTGCCGAGGGCCAGGAAGTCGCGGACTCATCGTATTACCGCCGCCGCATTGCGGACGGCGACGCGGTGCGCGTCGATAAGGCTGCGCCTGCGAAAAGTTTTTCCGCGAAAAAAGAGGGCGCTGAATAATGGCCGTGTCATTCAATAACATCCCGTCGAATATCCGCGTACCGCTGTTTTATGCGGAAGTCGATAACTCGGCTGCCGGATCGTTTCAGCAGAATTATCGCGCACTTGTCATCGGTCAGAAATTGGCAGCCGGTACGGCGACCGCCGACGAGCCTGTCATCGTGCCTGGCTCCGATGCTGCTAAAACGCTTTTCGGTCAGGGCTCAATCCTCGACCGCATGGTTTCGGCATGGCGCGCGAATGACGTTTTCACGGAGTTGTGGGCCATCCCCGTTGTGGATGACGGCTCGGCTGCTGCCGCTGCCGGATCGATCGCGTTTACCGGCCCGGCGACTGCAAACGGCACACTCTACATTTATATCGCTGGCCAGCGCGTTGCTGTCGGCGTCACGTCCAGCGCGATTGCGACCGCTATTGCGACGGCTGTCGCCGCTGCGATTAATGCCGCTGCTGACCTGCCCGTGACAGCGGCCGTTGACGGGTCTGATCTTTTCCAGGTCAACCTCACGGCGCGCAATAAGGGCACGCTCGGCAATGGCATTGATGTCCGCATGAATTATCGCGGCTCGGTTTCCGGCGAGGCAACGCCTGCCGGTGTCGGCGTCACGATTACCGCGATGTCAACCGGCGCGACGGATCCTGATCTCGCCGACGCGATTGCCGCGATGGGTGACATGCAATTCGACTATATCGTCATTCCGTTCTCCGATGGCACGAACCTCGATTTGTTCCGCACGTTGATGAATGATTCGACGGGCCGCTGGTCATACGCCAAGCAGCTTTACGGTCACGTTTTCACGGCCAAGCGCGGCACGTTCTCTGCGCTCGACACGTTTGGCGATGGCCGGAACGACCAACATGTGACGGCGTTCGGTTACACGTCCGGCAGCCCGACTCCGGTTTGGGAAGCGGCTTCGATGTTTGCCGCGCAGGCCGGTTCGCACCTATCGATTGATCCCGCGCGCCCGCTGCAAACCCTTCCGCTTATCGGCTTCTTGCCGCCGCCCAAGTCTGGCGAATTCACGCTGACCGAAAATAACACGCTGCTCTATTCCGGCGTTGCCACGGTCTATTACGAAGGCGGCTATGCGCGAATTCAGCGTGCCGTCACGACGTATCAGGAAAACGAGTGGGGACAGGCTGACCCGTCCTATCTCGACGTCGAGACACTTGCCACGCTGTCTTACGTGCTGCGCTTCCTCAAAGGTCGCATCACGCAGAAATTCCCGCGTCACAAACTGGCGAACGATGGCACGCGCTTCGGTGCGGGGCAGGCAATCGCCACGCCCGGCACGATCCGCGCGGAACTGATCGCCGCTTATTCCGAAATGGAATCGAACGGCATTGTCGAAAACATGGCCGCGTTCAAGGAGAACCTGATTGTCGAGCGTAACGCCGATGATCCGAGCCGCGTTGACGTGGTTTATCCGCCGGACCTTGTGAACGGCCTGCGCATTTTTGCGCTGCTCGCTCAATTTCGCCTCCAATACGCCGCATAAGGAAATCTGAAAAATGGGAAAACGCATCGCAGGCGTATGTTATTTGAAGGTCGACGGCACGCAGTATTCGCTTGCCGGATCCTTTGACGTTCAGCCGATGACGAAGAAACTCGAAAAGCTGGTCGGCCTGTCTGGCATTGCTGGGCACAAAGAAATGCCGGTCGTCCCCTATATCGAGGGTGAAATTTTCTTGACCGCTGAAACTGAATTGCTCGCGTTTCAGGAAATGACAGACGTGACAGCAACCGCCGAACTTGCGAACGGCAAGCGTTATGTGCTGCGCAATGCTTGCTGGGCTGGCGATACGGTTGCAAAAGGTGCTGACGGCACAACGTCAATTCGCTTCGAAGGCGAAGATTGCCAAGAGGATGCCGCCTGATGGCTGATTTTACGATTTCCCTTTCGCGCCCCGTAATGAATGGCGGCGAGGCCGTGTCCGTTTTGGAGTGCCGCGAGCCGACGCTCGGCGACATTTCCGAAATGATGCGTGCGATCAAGGCCGGTGACGACGTTGCCGGAATCATGAAGCTGGTAGAACTGTGTGCCGCGCAGACGCCGGGCTTCGTGAAAAATATCAAGGCCGTTGATATCAACAAAATCACGGAAGCCTTTGCCCCTTTTTTGCCGGGGGCGACGGCGCCGTAAGCCGTTTTGGCTGGCGCAGGGTCGCCGCCGATCTCGCATATTTCTGGCGCTGGCAACCCTCCGAGGTGATGGCGCTGCGCATATCTGACGCGGACCGCTGGCATGCGGACGCGGAACGTATTGCCGAAGAAACCGACCTCGAAACACAGAGGCTTAACGGTGTCTGACTATTCAATCAAAGTCGTAATTCAGGCCGTCGATAAGTTTTCGGCTGGCATGAAGAAGGTCGAGTCCAGCTTGACCAAGTTTGGTGCGAGCGCCGCCAAGATTGGCGCGGGCTTGAGCATCGGCGTGACCGCGCCGATTGCGGCTCTTGGCATGGCGTCGATCCGCACGTTCCAGCAATTTGAAACGGGGATGGCGAACGTCTCGACGTTGGTGGACACGACTAAGGAGTCGATGTCCGGCATGTCCGACCAGTTGCTCGCCATGTCGACCCGCGTGCCGGTTGCTTTGGATGACTTGACTGGCTCGCTTTACGACATTCGGTCGGCGGGTATTTCCGCTAGTGACGCGATGTCTGTTCTTGAGGGCTCTGCCAGGCTGGCGACTGCTGGCCTCGGCACGTCGAAAGAAGCGACCGACATTGTCACATCGTCGATCAACGCATTCAATTTGAAGGGTGCTGAGCAGGCGCGTCTTTACGACGTTATTTTCAAGACTGTCAAGAACGGCAAAACCACGATTTCGAGTCTGGCGCAGGGGTTCGGCGCGGTGGCGGGAACCGTGTCGAATGCTGGCGTCAAGATTGACGAATATATGGCGAGCGTGGCGGCGCTGACCACGACCGGCTTGCCAGCCGCCCAGGCTCATACTCAGTTGCGCGCGGCGATTGCTGGCGTGACACGCCAGAGTGAACTCGGTGACGCGGTGCTGCATAAGCTCGGCGCTAAGACGTTTAAGGAACTGGTATCCAAGTCCGGCGGCATGGTGCAGGCGTTTGACAAGATTTCAAAAACGCTTGGCGGGAATGACGCGGCGCTCATCCAATTGTTCGGTTCGGTCGAGGCTTATAACGCCGTCGTCGGCCTGACCGGCAAGCAAAACGGGGTTTTCGTCTCGACGCTTGATGATATGCGCAACGGTGCCGATGCCGTTGGGGCGGCGTTTGATAAGCAATCTAAGACATTTGCAAATCGAATGCAGTTGACGAAGAGCAGCATTCTGCGGTCTGCGGTCATTATCGGCGAGGCTTTAGCGCCTGCGATTGTAAAAGTTGCCAACTTGATAAAGCGTCTTGCGGACTGGTTTTCGACGCTGAGTCAGAAGACACAGAAAATTGTGCTTGTTGTGGTTGCGCTGACGGCTGGCCTTGGTCCGCTTTTGATTGGGTTTGGGTTTCTAGTAGTAGTTTTGGCTAGCCTCACTGTGCCGATCGCTTTGGCTGTGGCCGGAATAGTAGCCCTTTCCGCGGCTATCGCCGCTGCCGTCATCTATTTGGATGACATCAAGGCCGCTGCATCCTCGGCATTTTCGACGATTGTGGATTGGGCGGGGCGCGCATATGACGCGGTCAAGCCGATCCTCGACGCCATCGCCTTTGTCGCCAAGTGGAGTCCTGCCGGAATGGTGATACGTGGCGGCATGGCCGTCGCTGGGGCGCTTACGGGCGGTGCTGGCGATCCTGCGACGCCCGGCATCGCAACGCGCGGCGCTGCGCGTGGCGGTCCCGCTGCTGCCTCCAATCGCAAGCAAGAATTGTCTGTCAAAATCACGAACGAGAACGCGCCGAAGGGCCAGCGCACGCAGGTTGATTCCGCGTCGCCCGGCATTAAGGCCGACACGTACACTGGTTATAATTTGGCGGGGATCAACTGATGGCGCTCATCCCGCAAATCCCGTCGCTGCCCGCGCTGAATCCGCCTAAGGCATCTTGGCGCGATGCGTTGCGTCCGGCGTCGTTTCGTGGCGTCGAGTTTGAAGTCGAGACGAATGACTATTCGACCGGACGCCGCGGTCCGACTCACGAATATCCGGGGCGGGATAAGCCGTATTTTGAAGACCTTGGCCGCGCGACACGCGAAATCCGCGTCGACGGCTTTGTCGTCGGCGATGATTATTTTGCCAAACGCGATGCGCTATTGGGTGCAATTGAAACCAAGGGCGCGGGTCAGTTGGTACACCCGACGTTTGGCACGATCTCGGTCGTATGCCTGACGGCAACCGTGCGCGAGTCCGTCGATGACGGACGCATGGCTCGCATTTCGATGTCATTCATCGAGGCAGGTGAATTGACATTCCCGACCGGATCCGCTGATGGCCGGTCGAATATCGAGGCTAAATCCGCGCTGGCGAAGATCGCCGCGCTCGATAGTTTTCAAGCCATTTACGCGGCGACTGGATTTCAGGAATTCGTGACGCAATCGGTGATTCCGATGGGTGAGCGGTTTGCCGCGTCGATCTTGGGCTCGCTTTCGTCAGGCCCGCTGCGCGATTTTGTAAGCGATTTTGTTGACAATCTACCGACTCTTGTAAATAGCGCGAGCGGCCTTTCGGCTCAAGTCCTGACGCTTATCGAGGGTTTGCGCACGGGAGTCACATCGAACCCAGAAACGATCCTGCGCGGCGACGCGCGGCCCGCTGGTCTGTTGACGACGCTTTCTGACTTGTCAGTTTTTGACTCTGACGTGCCGGACATTCCGCGCGAAACGTCGGGCCGTGTGCAAGAGGAGGCCAATATGGAGTCCTTTGCTGGGCTCATCCGCAAGTTGTCGATGATCGAGGCGGCGCGCGAATTGGCTGTGACAGAATTCGATTCAAACGCGGCAGCGTCCGGCGCGATGTCAGACTGGTCGTCGCTTGTGGATACGGAACTCTATTCGCCGATTATTTCCGATCAAGAATATGCGTCGATGTCTGATTTGCACTCCGCAACAGTTTCAGACCTTGCCACACGCGCAGGTGGCTTGCCGAGCATCATCTATGCAACGCCGCAACAGACCACGCCAGCGCTCGTGCTGGCATATGAGCGTTATGACGACGCGAACCGCGATACGGACATCGTGGCGCGGAACTCGATTAAGCATCCTGGATTTGTGCCGGGCGGCGTCGAGATCGAGGTGCTTTCGACATGACGGTTTTGTTGAAAGTCGATGGCAAGGAATTCGGCGGCTGGAAAGACGTGCGTATCACGCGCGGGATCGAGCGCGGCTGCTCTGATTTTTCGCTGACGGTTTCGGACAGGTGGCCGGGGCAGGCGTCCAAGATTGAAATTAAAACGGGCATGGCGTGCGAAGTCTATGACGACGACGACATTCTCATCACGGGCTATATCGACGAGGTGCAGGTTGACGCGGATGCGACGACGCACTCGATTTCGTTTAACGGTCGCAGCAAGGTCGCCGATCTTGTCGATTGTTCCGCGAATAACTCGCCGGGCCAGTGGACGGGGCAGGGGCTCTTGAAGATTGCGACGGACATTGCGAGCCCGTATGGCGTTGGCGTCAAGGCGCTGACCGACTTGGGCGCGGTGTTTCCAGATTTCAAAATTCAGCAGGGGGACGGGGCTTTTGACTCAATCGAAAGACTGTGCCGGATGCGCGGCGTTTTGGCGTGCGACGACACGCGGGGAAATCTCACGTTTACCCGCGCTGGCACGGTCCGCGCTGGCACAGCGTTACTCAGGCGGTCGGGTGACGACACGTCGAATATCCTCGCCGGTGGAGCCCGTTTCAGCGAGCGAGACAGGTTTAAAACCTACATCGTGAAGGGCCAGTCTATCGGCACGGATTTGAATTATGGGGACGTGGCGGCCGGGCCGACAGCAACCGCGATTGACAATGCGATGGGCCGACAGCGCACGCTTGTTTCGATTGCGCAGCAGGCGACGGACATTGCGGGCTGCGCGACGGAAGCCAAATGGAACCGCGCCACGCGCGCGGGTCGCAGCGTTGCCGCGTCCTATGTGGTGCATGGCTGGCGCGAAAAAGGCGACAAGGGTGCGTTGTGGACGCCGAACACGCTTGTCGCGGTGAATGATGACATCGCCAATCTTCAAGGTGACATGCTGGTTTCGGAAGTCTCTTACAGCGTTTCGGACGCCGGCACGTTGACCGGAATTTCGCTCTATCCGCCGGAAGCTTTCGAGCTTATCGCGGAATCTCCAAAGAAAAAAACGGGATCCGTCGCTGGTGGTTACGTTTTGCATGATGCGGATTGAATAATGGACCGTCAGTCTTTTTCACGCATGGTTCGACCGATGCAGCAGGCAATCTCCCGCCGCGCGGCTCGCGTCGTCGCGCGTCTTGTTGACGACACGACTAAATTGCAAATTCTGCAAATTGGTATCATGGCCGGTGAAACGGCTGGCGGTGTCGAGCGTTTCCAGAATTACGGATTCACGTCAAAGCCGCTTGAGGGGGCCGAGGGTGTCGTCGTCTTTTTGGGCGGCGGGTCGGATCATCCGATTTGTATTGTGATGGATGACCGCCGGTATCGCAAAAATGATTTGGCGAGCGGAGAAACGGCGGTTTACAATCATGTCGGAGACTTCATTCACATAAAGGCCGATGGCTCTATTTCCGTGAAAGCATCTGCGTCAGTTGATGTTGATGCGCCGGAAGTCACGATGTCCGGCAACCTGACCGTCGCGGGGAACATCACTTCGACAACGGGCAACATTTCAGCGACGGCGGGCAATATCACGGCGCCAGCAG